AAATCTGGAGGGCAACTTGTAGGCGGCAACACAACCATACCGACGCAAGTAACGACCATTGATTTTATTGCAAAAGAACTATTTAAGCCCGATCATGTCAAGATCGACATTGACGGCCAAGAGCTTGCCGTCATCCAGGGCATGACCAAAACGTTGCCCCACGTCAAATCAATCCTGGTTGAAGTCTCAAGGGCCAGCAAACAGCCAATCATGGACATCCTGACGGCGGCCGGATTCACGACGGACAACCGCTTTAACAAAATGACGCCCCATTCCCGGGAACGCCGGGAACGGGAAGGAATAGACGCTGAAAATATTGTGTTTACGAGGTGAATCATGGGTTACGTACCGCCGCCAGAAAAGTTAACAGATGAGGAATTTGAAAGGCGAATTGCTGCGGGAGCGAAGACAATGGCCGAGGTTGATCCGGTTTTCGCAGATTGGGTATTGTCCGGCCCCGTGGGATTTTTTAGCAAGATTTTCAAGACGAAATTATACAGAAAACTTCATGAGCCAATTTTTAACGTAAAATAACGGAGAATGAATGAACAAAAACCTGTCGGGCATCAAGGAAATAACGGGTTATGCAAAGCGAAGCTGGACCACAATATCGATCTGGATCTGCAATGAGGGATTCCCGGCAAAAAAAATGGAAGGCGTCTGGGAATCCCAAACCGATCTGATTGACAAGTGGAAGGCCGACAAGATCACCCAAAAAGCCACCTGAAAGGATGCCTGTCAATATAAAACTTCAACAATAGCTTTCTATAGCTTTCTATAGCTTTCTATAGAACAAAACCCCTAAAAACCGCCTTTATCATGTAGCCGTATAGGAGGGCATGAAGTGTCCCTACGGCAACGGATAGGCGGTTTTTTTAATTCATTTAAGCGAGGTGATTCCGTTTCGGATGCCAATCATTGGCTTCTGAACGTGATTAAGCGGACAACTGCGTCATCGGGGGCGGACGTCAACAGTGATTCCGCCCTCAAGGTTTCTGCCGTCTACGCCTGCGTTTCCCTTATCTCTGATTCAATCGCATCCCTCCCGCTTATGCTTTACCGCCGTGACGGTGAAGGAAAAAAGCTCGCCACGGATCACCCGCTCTATTTCATGATGCATGATGCCCCAAACGAAATGCAGACCTCGTTTGAATTTCGTGAGTGCCTCATGCCTTACATGCTGCTGCGCGGCAACTCGTATAACCTGAAAGTCGGGCGCTCAAAGTCCGAACAAATAGACGAAATCAAACCCCTCAATCCTGCCGGAATGGAGATGGACAACGATAAACGGGGCGACCTGATTTATCGCTATACCCACGAGGACGGTTACCAGGAAACATTCCCCGCTGAAAAGATATGGCATGTCCGCCACATGCCCATATCCGCCAGCTATAACGGAAACAAGCCGGTCGGATACATGGGCGTTTCTCCTATCGCCGCATCCAGGGAATCAATTGGGATCGCCATGTCGGCAGACGCCTACAGCGGGCGTTTTCTTAATAACAATGCAGTTGTCGGACTTTCAGTAACATTTCCCGAAAACGTGAAGATCTCCGACGATCAAAAGAAAATCCTCTACGAGAAATTAGCAAGTTACTCTGTTGAAAAAAACAAATTCAAATCGTTGGTGATGGATCGCGGCGGCAAGGTCGAAGAAATCGGGATATCAAACCGCGATTCCCAGCTCATCGAGAGCCGCAACTATCAGGTTGAGGAAATCGCCCGGATCTTCCGGGTTCCGTCCGTTCTTATCGGTCATCCATCCAATACCATGACCTATGCCAGCGCGGAGCAACTATTTCTTAGCTTTGCCACCTACACGATCCGCCCCTGGTGCGTCCGTCTTGAGCAGTCCATGAACCGCCACCTTTTGCCCGAGCGGGACCGGAGCGAATACTTCTTCGAATTCAAGATGGACGGCCTTCTTCGCGGGGATTTCAAAACGCGCATGGAAGGCTACTCAATCGCCCGTCAGTGGGGCCTTAAGAACGCCGATGAATGCCGGGCGCTTGAAAATGACAACCCCATTCCGGACGGCAAGGGGAAAATCTATTTGCAACCGCTTAACTTCACGGAGGCCGGGACGCCTCCGCCCGTACAAAACAATCAACAAGTTCAGCAAAAAGGCGGTGATGACAATGCCTGAGAGAGAAACACAAAAAATCGAACGCCGAACATTCTCCGCAACGCTTTCCATCGAGAAGCGCAGCGAAACCGAGCAGGAGCGCATCGTTGGACATGCCGCTGTCTTTGACACCATAGGCGACGGCGGTTGGTTTCGGGAAAAAATAGCCCCTGGCGCCTTCACGAATTCGATAGGCCGCGATGATGTGCGGGCGCTTTTCAATCACGATTCAAATTATGTCCTGGGCCGTAACACTGCCGGGACGCTCACCTTGCGGGAGGACGAAAAAGGTCTCTGGGTCGAAATCGATCCGCCTGACACGCAATACGCCCGCGACCTGAAGGTGTCAATCGCCCGCGGCGACATTTCCCAGATGTCTTTCGGCTTCGAGATCATCGCGGAGGAACGGCAAAAGGGCGACGGCAAAGAACCGGACCTGTTCACGCTCCGCGAGGTCAAGCTCTGGGACGTCTCGCCCGTCACATTCCCCTTCTACAAGGAAACCGATGTCAGCGTCCACTCGCGGGCGGCCTGGGCTGCGGATCATCGGAAAGAACAAGAACAACGATCAATACCCGTCGGCGTGAGACTTAAGCTTCTCCAGCGGGAATTTAATCTTAGACGTTTGAAATAAGGAGGTTCAGAGCAATGAACGAAAAAATCAAAGAATTGAGAGCACAAGCGGAGGAGCTTATCGGCAAAATGAAGGCAATGCTTGACAAAGCCGATGAGGAAAAACGCGACCTTACGGAAGCGGAAACGGCTGAATATGCGGAGCACGAACGGCAGTGTGACAAGCTGCAGAAAGACATTGAGCGGCGCGAAAAGCTGGAATCAACAGAGGATGGCGTCTCTGGAGAGCGAGAAAAGCCGTACAAGGTCAATCTGAGGTCTTCGCGGCAGCGCAACACGCCCCGCGAATGGCGGGAAGGTTCTGAGGGGTTTGGCGAATTCCTTTATGTCGTTTGCTTTGACCGCAGCGACCCGCGCCTTCAGGATTGTTATGTCGAGTTTGAAACCCGTGAACAGTCAATGGGAACCGGCACCGAAGGCGGTTTTGCTGTTCCCGAAATCTGGCGCCCCGAACTTCTTCAGGTTCAGCCGCAAGACGCCATCTTTGTTCCTCCGTGGGTAAGAGAAATCCCCGCCGGCGATCCTCCGGACGCAAAGATCACCATGCCCGCGTTGGATCAGGTTGGATCGGATGTCAATATATATGGCGGCGTCGTCATGTATAAAGTCGGCGAGGGGAAAGCCTTAACGGAAACCGGAATAAAGCTCAAAGAAATATCCCTCGAACCGAACGGCATCGGCGGGTACATCACCGTGACGAACAAGTTGCTTCGCAACTGGGGCGCGGCCGGTACACTGCTGGCAACGCAAATGAGAAAAGCCCTTGCCGGTTATAAGGACACGCAGATCTATAACGGCAATGGCGTTGCGGGTCCGCTTGGAATATTGAATTCGCCGGCAAAGATCGAGGTAACCCGGACCACGGCAAACACCATCGTTACCGCCGACATCAACAGCATGATAGCCCGCATTAAGATGGGCGGAACCTATCGATGGATCGCGTCACAAACGACCCTTCCGCAGCTCCTGACCCTGAAGGACAGCAATAACAATAACCTGTTCTCCATGGACATCAGCAAGCCGATCCCGGCGTCCCTGTATGGCATCCCGCTTCAGTTCTTCGACCGGAGCGTTGCCCTCGGAACGGCCGGCGACCTCATCCTTGTCGATGCCGGTTATTACCTCACGAAACGCGGATCGGGGCCGTTTGTGTCTTCGGACGGCGGACTCGTCAATTTCACGTCCGAAAAGACCCTGATCAAAATCATCGACAATGTGGACGGGAAGCCATGGCTGTCGGCTCCCCTGCCGCTTGAAGGATCGACGAGCAATACAGTCAGCCCGTTCGTCATCCTGAAATAACTTTATCCATAAGGAGGATAAGACAATGAGCAAATACCTCGGAGAACATGCAAAGTTCAACAATGCGCTGTTGCTCGCGGGAGCCTCGACCGCCGACTCCCAGCCCTTCGCCTTGCGCGATGTGCAGCGGGTAACGGTTGAATGCGCAATCATGGTAACGGCGCTTGACACAGCGAAGCAGCTGGCGGCGGCGCCTGCATCATTCAATATCGTGGTCGGCACGGCGGCAACGGCTGTTTCGGCCATGTCTGCCCTTGCAAGCGCCGGCCTCGACCTCGGCGAAGCTTCGGCAAAAGAATTCAATAATTGGGAAATCGTTCAGATCATCGCGGGCGCGGGCGCATCGGCCCGAAAAGCCGACGGCCGAACGGTCATCATCGACGGCGTAACGTTCACCATCCAGGAGAACGCAACCATCGCAGACAAACAGATCGGCGCCAGTGCAAACAGCGTCATCGTGGAGAATTTCGCCTGTGCCATCGCCACTCACTGCCCGCACCTTGAATGCTTCGATATCGTGACGGCCGCGGATTCTTCGTCAATCGCCTATATGTCAATCAGGCGGAAGGAAACCGGCCCCGGCGATGCCGACGGCATTGACATCAAATCGACATTGGCCTCCGCCTCTACGGGGTGCGTCTATGTGGCGGGCGTCCGGAAATCCGGCTTGATCGAATTTAAGCCCTCGGACGTACTGGCAACGAATTCAAGCTACACGCATTTTGGCGTCCGGTTCAAGTCAACGGGCCTTTACAACGCAGCGGCGAACGTCATCCGGATCACAGGTTATCAATCAACAAACGCCAATAGGACCGAAGTCTAAGGCAGAAAGGATAAAGCTTAATGGCCTCTAAAAAGGAAGTCAAGAAAGTTGTCGAAAAAGTGGAAGCGGCTCCGGCGCAAGAGCAAGCGCCGGGGCCTGTCCCCGTTGTCCCGACAAAGCGAATCGCCATTGTCGGCTGTTCGGACTCAAAAGACCTTGCGCCCTATGATGATAAGTCATGGGAGATTTGGAGCATGAACAACACATTCGCCTACACGAAACGGCAGGATAAATGGTTTGAGATCCACCCCATTCAGTTTGTCGGCGGGCGTTATCAGCGGCGCAAGCTCCTGGGCCCTGGCATCTTCGAATGGTCGGATGATTTCCGCGGTCAGCCTATGCAGGAATATATGTTGTCGCTGGCCCGTCTCGACATCCCGGTCTACATGCAGCGGCATTGGGACATCATCCCGAAGTCCGAACCGTACCCGATTGAGGAAGTTATCCATCGCTTTGGCCGGTATTTTACGAACAGCGTTTCGTACATCATCGCCATGGCGATCATGAGCGGGGCGACCGAAATCGGATGCTTCGGAATCGATATGGCCGCAAGCTCGGAGTATGGACCCCAGCGTCCCTCCTGCGAGTGGATGCTTGGAATTGCGGCAGGGCTGGGCATCCGGCTTACAATCCCCGATCAGGCTGACCTTCTGAAATGCAATTTCCTCTATGGCTTCGAAGAGCGCGAACAATGCCAGTGGGAAAAGAAATTGACTCAGATGAAGAATGCCATGACGGCCCGTCGGCAAAAACAGGAAGCGTTACTTGCGTCGGCGCAGCAACAGATACAGCAATATCACGGCGCGGAGTCGGCGGTCGATCAATGTCTTCGAGTGTGGTCAAACCTCTTCACCGAGAAGGTATGGAAGGACAAGCATCTGCAATGAGAGCGATAGCGAAGACTTACTTCAAAGATGGCCGCGGGGAGTGGCATCAACCGGGCAGCGAATGCGAATTCGACGACGTGGAGGCCAAGCGCCTTGAAACTGAAGGCCATATCAAAACCATTAAAACGGAATCCGTCGAAGTGCCGGAAAGCCGCGTTATTCAATACCAAAGGAGGGCGAGGCGATGAAGAAAATCATAATCGCTGCATTTCTCATAATAGCGTTGATGTTTCCGTTGTCGGCGTTCGGGGCCGGGTCGTGTACTAAAACTCCAGAGGTTCTAAGTAATGGCCTCTTTATGGTTACATTTGCCTGCACAGGTGATGCCGCTGATGGGAGCATCCCTCCGCAAAAAATCACGGCTTCGGAGGTCCAAAAAAACGGCGCAAAGTATTTTTATCAGATTTACACAAAACCGACGCCTGGGGGAACTGCGCCTGATGCAGCCGATGTAACGGTCAACATGGATAACCTCGACCTGCTTGGCGGGAAGGGCGCGAATTTGATTCATGCAACGGCGACGCAGGATACCCTCCCGTATAACGCCACGATAATGACAGCATGGCGCTATCCAGCAGTAACCGGGAATATTTCCATTGCCGTAGCAAACCAGGCCACCGCAAGCGCGAATTTCACGTTCTGGCTCGTGTTCGACAAATGACGAAACTCGCGGCGGCAAAGCTGAAGGAACAGGCAAGGAAAGATAAACGGCAGAGAAGGAAAAGGCGCAAACGACGATGAAATGCTTAATCTACGAAGCCCCGACATTGTACCCGGTTTCTTTATCGGAACTGAAGATGCATTTGCGCCTGGATTCCGGAACGCTGGATGACAACCTGACCCTCACACAATGCCTCGCTTACGGATCACATGCAATTGCCAACGACTACACGACGCATGTCGGGACGGGCGTTTCCGTGGCCGGGAAAGAGGCGATTGTTGAATTCCATTGCGGCACAAACGGAGCGACCGGGACCGTTGACACGAAGATTCAGGAATCGGACGATAACGCGACCTGGGCCGACTGGACGGGCGGGGCCTTCACGCAAGTTACGACGGCCAACGACAACACGGACTACAAAAAACAGTACACCGGGACGAAGGCCTATATCAGAACGACATCCAAGGTGCTGCTGGCCGCCTGTGAATTCGGAACGTCCATCATGGTCAACGCCGCCACAACCGCGATTGACGATCTTCTGAGCGCGTTCCTGTACGCCTCCATCGAATACGTTGAGGCCGTGCTGGGCCGAAAGCTCTTGACGCAGACATGGGATTACTACCTCGACGCGTGGCCGGAGGAAGATTTTTTTTG